AGCAGACAACGGAACCAGCATTGTCTTCACTCCTGCCCTTGTTCTTGGGGATGTGGTGGATGTTCACTGTGTCAATAACGCTGCTGGTATTACCACCGATCAGGCCAGTGGGGTCTATTGGACGCAGGGGGGTGTTGGTGCGGTTACTAGGACTGTTGATTTCAAACTCAAGGATGTGGTGTCCGTAAAGGACTTTGGGGCGGTTGGTGATGGGGTTGCAAATGACACTACAGCAATTCAAGCTGCTATCAATTACGCGCAGACAAAAGTAATCAGCGCATTTCGATCAGGCGCAACCGTTTTTTTCCCAGCGGGAACTTACAAAGTAACGGCTTCGCTGATTGTGTCTTCCAGCAATGTTGGTCTTTGCGGTGAGAGCCCGTCTTCAGCTGTAATTGAAGCGCAAAGCCCTAACTATGATGTAATCAAGTTTGAGGCAAGTGGCGGATCGTCTGCAATTTACCGAGCTTCAGTTCAAAACTTGCGGATTCTTGCATCTGGTAATGCAACCGCAGGAACCCTGCTTCTATTTAATAGGGCGCTCCACGGCTTTATACACTCGGTTTCGTTGGACGGCGGATGGAACTGCCTGACTTTGGATGGGTGCGGCAAAGTTTACATCACCAACCTCGACACGCATCAAACCAGCCGCACCGTCGGAACCGCTGCTTCTCATCAGCTTGTATTCAAAAGCACGGCCAATAATAATTCCGACATTCACATCACAAACTTCCAACTGTTTACTCAGGATCCTTCAACTCATCCTAGCCAAAGGCCTGATTACGCAGTTTCTATTGAAGGGTCGGACGGCATTTATTTTGTCAATGGGCACCAGCATGGTGGTGTAGACATTGCCCCCAACGGTGTTGCTCACCGAGATACATGCGCAACTATTTTCTGGACAAGTGTTTACTTTGACACTTGTAACTCATCTGCAAACAACATTCGCTTTTCGGGAACAGCTAGCAGGTACCGCAATTTTAGATTTTCAAACTGCTATTTTCGCAGTGCCGCAAGGGCGATTTATGTTGACACGGCTAGCAGTGTTGACCAGCTTCTCATTGGCTCTAGCCAAATACGCAACCATACTCTTTCAGCAATTTTTCAAGCAAATGCTAATTGCGACAACTGGAGCATTGTCAACTGCGTTATTGGCGAGGATCCTGGTGCCATTTCGTCTGCAACTAAGTACATCGACATTCGCGGAATCAACTCAGTTATTGCCGGTTGCACCTTTCTTGGCAACAATTACACCAACACGTTTGCGTCAATCGGTGGAGAAAATCATGTAATTACTTCATGTTCGTTTATTGGCGGAAACAACATAGCAGGCACTAAGGCTCTTGAGTTTACTGCAACGTCATCTAAGTGTATGGTTTCAGATTGCACGTTTAGAAACTGCAACTCTGAATCAAAGCTAGTTGATTCTGGTACTGGGAATAGGCGTGGGTCTGGCATCAATGGATTTGCTTTACGCAATAGCGGAACAGCTAGTATTAGCAACCCCAACACGTTTGTGACAGTAACTCATGGGTTAGGAGTGACTCCTTCAACGAGTGAAATCTTTGCTCGTTTAGGAGCAGATGCAGCAGGAGTTACTCGGTTCTGGGTGGACACTGTAACCTCTACTACTTTCAGGATCAATGTAAACGCTACGCCAACTGGAACCGCTCAATTTGTCTGGAACGCAGACGCAACTAACGTGTAGACCCATGCCTGCTCCTAGAACATGAGTAAGGTCATCGCCGTCGAAAGCGATAGTTGTGCTAGCATCATCGTCAAAGCCGCTTAATTAACTACCAATGACAAAAACACGAGACCTAGCCGACCTTGGTGGTGGCTTTATACAAACAGGAACAGGTGCTGTTCAGAGGACCGTTGAGGCGAAGCTAAAGGATGTTGTATCCGTAAAAGATTTTGGGGCCGTTGGGGATGGCGTGGCGAATGACAGCGCGGCCCTCCAGGCAGCAGCAACGGCAGCCGTCGCAGCTGGCGCACGTCTATGGATTCCTAAGACCAGCAGCTTCTATGCGCTGGGGTCTGGAGCTATTTCCGTCACGCTGGCTGATGGTCAAGGGCTGGTAATCGAGTCGGACGGAGCTGAGCTGAGGCAAACTGCAAACATTAGTGCCACAATCATTTCCGTAAATTGCACAAGCGCTGTAACTGCTGCGCTTGGCACTAACACGTTCACGGAGATCCGAGGGCTCGTTATTGACGGGCGTGGCGTACCAGAGCAGTGGGCTGAAACAACCTTTGCGAACCTGAAATTAGTCACGGGCATTGCCACTCAGACCGAGTATGTGCTGATCGAGAACTGTCGCCTTCGTAAGATTTACGGTTACGGCATCAACTCATCTGGCGCGTACCAGTCCGAAGTGCGAAACTGTGCGCTTAGCGAGGTTGGTGGTCATTGGTATCAGAACAATACTTTTGATGCGTTTGGCGATGGCGTCTATCACAGCCGCGTCAAGGCAAACGGGAACGTCCTGATCTCCCACTGCAACATTGTCGGTTACTCCAGCAATTACAGCCGCATCGGTTGTACGTTTGAGTATGCCACTACCTACTACAACGCAACTATTGAGCACTGCCTCGTTCAAAAGTACGATCGTACTATCCACATCGAGGAAGGCAGCTCGTGCAATCTGACGATTGACAACTGTCGAGTGATCGACTTTCGGGTTGGCGTGTTTGTATTTAACCTCACGACGCAAGGCAGGATCAGGGCATCAAACTCTTACTTCCAGTACGGCAGCGGCGACTACAACGGCTCGCAAGGCTGGATTGTCTTTAACAGTTCGTCAACTCCAACTGAGTTTAACAGCTGTGTTTTTACTATCACGTCGGCTGGCTTCGTTTCAAATGCAGGGTCGGACGTTCGCTACTACGATTGCACCTTTGACTACCAAAATACGGCCTCTGTACTTTCCAACCACACCGCTTGGTTTGAAGGGTGCCAGTTCCGCAACATCGTCGCCCCTGGCGCAGCAAATCATTATTTCTTCTCTGGCACACAAAGATTCCGGTCGTGTCGGTTCTACGGTACAGCCAACGTAACCTTTAACCGCAACTCAGGCACTAGCTTTGAAGAAGTCATTGACTGTATCAGCTATGGCCCGGTGCTTTCTACGCCAAACGTAGGAAGTTCTATTGAGTACATCGGATTCACCCCTTCGTCGAGCCAGCTTGCTGCCGGGTTTCGTGTTGCAAATGGTACGACGCTATACCTCCCAGCTTTTTACAACACGTTTCCGAACGTGGATGGCTGGATTGGCGCGGGTTCTGGCAGCACCCAAAACGCACCTAGGACGTTCACTGCGTCAAGTACGACAGTTCCTTCGGCTATTTGGGCGAATCTTTCTAAGGCTACGCTGATCGTCAAGTTTAGCGACGGCACTGCTTCTTACCTTCTGCGACCAGAAATGTTTTGGGATCCAACTGCTTATGGTCAGGGCTATTACCATGCCAACATTAAGCGCGACACGTCTGGTGCTTGGGTAGCGGATGGTGCCGTGACAACGCTTGGAACTCCATCTGCTGCTGGTTTTGACGGTTCCACAGCAAATAGTCTCACGTGGACGGGCGTAGGCGGATTTGCAAATCTATGCCAGGCGCTGATCATCCCTCGGCACTTGTCCACCTACATCCTCTAAGGAAAGAAAACCATGGCGCTTAGCAACCTCGCCAAGGGGTTGAGCGCAGCTTTGGACGCAAATGGCTCTGCATCAGCAGGGCCGCTAAAGTGGGTCGACGGCAGCGCTTACCATGTTTGAAATCATCGCAGCCCTAGTGGGCGCTGCTTTTACGGCAACCGTCATGGGCACCACTGGCGCGATCCGCGGCAACGCCAACAGTCGAGAGGTGGTGACCCGCTTGACGGTGGCCGTCGAAAACGTAGCCAGCAGGCTTGAGGAGCTGCACATCGACATCAAGGCCGATCGCAAGGAGACCTTTGGCCGCTTGAACTCCGTTGAGCAACGGGTGACCACGCTGGAAGCCAAGAGCATTTGGGACGGCGGCGACAGACGCAAAAGGCCATGAACCAATTTGAGCCCAGCCTTGAACTTGAGTTGAGCGAGGAGCGAGTTCAGCGACAGCTGCTGGAGCTGTACGAGAACGAGGACTGGTCAGGACTCCTGGCCACAGCAGAGCTGTTGAACGCCGCTTGGCACCACGAGGCGATGGCGACCCGGTGGTTGGCCAAGGAGGCTGCAGACAACCTGGCCAAAGGCTGGCAAACTGCAACCAGCACCCTTCCGACCCATGACACCTCGGATCGCTGAGTACGTGGCTGTTGCAATTGCCGTCCATGGCGCTGCTGTAGCCATCGTGAACCTGACACCCACCCCTCGGGACAACGAGGCCCTGGGCAAGTACAGCCGGATGGCCGTGAAGCTGTACCGGGCCATTGAAATCCTGGCCGGCGTCATCACCCCATTGGTCAAGCGGTAGCCCAGGGCTACTTTTTCTTGGCGGTCTTGGCGGCCTGCTTGAAATCAGCGGCGCTGGGGGCTCCTTTGGCCCCTGGCTTCCGCATGCTTTCACCGGATCCGGCCTTGATCCGGTCGCGCTTCCGCTTGATGTTGATGTAAAGCCCGGCCTTGGGGTCAGCCATCAGTAGCCCTTTTTGCCGCCGCCGCCCTTGGTGCCTTTGCCGCCTTTTTTCATGGGTCTGGTGTCAGTAGTCCCACCTTAGCCGGGGTTTGCCGGGGCGCATCCCGACGTGGATGAAACCCCGGGGAGCCCCGAGACCCAAGGAATACGGCCACTCCTTGTCGGCCCAGGTCTGCAAGGTGTAAATGGACTCCCCGTCGATGTAGAAGTCAACGGCGCCGGTGTTCGGTGCGTCGTAAAGGTGCTCTGAACGGCTGGCACCACCCACCTGGGCGTTGATCCTGGGGGGCCTGTGGCCAGAGGTGATGATTGCAGGTCCACCGAAGTGATCCCGGGCCTTCTGGACGAACTGAGCCAGGACCAGAGCCGTGTCGCACTGATGTTGAGCCACGAACCTGCGGGCTTCGGACTGTTGAGTGAGCTCGCCGTACGCCACGTTGGGGGTCAGGTTGTAGCTGAACGGGGATCCGGGCTGGAATAGGCCCACCTTGGGCTCCGGGGCCGCCCTGTACGCCTCTGCAAAGTCCTTGAGCTGCTTGGGCGTCAGGGTTTCCTGGAGCCCGTTCCAAGCCGCCAGCTGATGCGGCAGGCCGGCGTCGTGTTTAGCTGCGTCTGCGAGACGAATAACCGACATTTGCGCTGGCGAGAGGGGTCTTGGGAAAGATTTGGACGTTGTCCACCTTCCACGGGATACGTTCCCAGACATCGCAGTACGTGGCAATGTCCCAAGCCATTTCTTCGTTTTCTGCAACGACGATGGTCTGAAAAGAGCCCAGCTCCCTGGTGCCCCCGTACCCAATGAACTCACCGGGGATCCGGATCACCCAGGCCCTAGTGCCAGGTCGCTTAGCGACGAGGCCTGATCCAGCCCGTGGCGGCCGGGGCCGCAGCGAGATCCGTAATGCTGCCGCCCAGAAGAGATCGATCAAGCGCTCCTTCAAGGTCTCCCATGTACGCCTGAAGCTCCAGGTCCCAAAGCTCTGACTGTCGTTCCTTGATTGCTCGGTCTTCATCAATGGCCAGCGATTCATTCCAATACTGGACGGCACCGGCCAAGGCGTCGAGTCGGTCGTCGTGGGCCAAGCAACCACGGTCTGCCGTCAGGTGCGTCAGTTGGTGGAAAAGCTGGTACGCCAGGCGCTTCTCGATGGCTTCGTCGTCACGAGTCTTGGCGTCACCTTCGATCACCGATCGGCTGACGATGAGCCGGTGCTGGTTCAGGACGGGCTCCAAAGCCGCGATGATGCGGCGTTCTTTCTGCACATTGGACCTGACCGTCTCAATGGTGCACGGATGCTGCACCTGTAGATACGGCTTCAGAAGGCTCTCCAGCATGCCTTGGCCAAACTGGTCCTCTAGGAGGATCAGATTGACCTTCTGGCGCTTTGCAGCCGTTGCCAGGCCCTGCAGAACGGGTTCTGAGTAGCCGTCTCGGAACGCCCCGGACTCCAGCAAGAACAGGTTGCCGTTGAGATGAGCCACGATCGCGTAAGCCGTTTCATCCAGGCCACGACCAGAGGGGTCAATAAACATGACGCACCCCTGAAACGGCAACCAGGTGCCGTGGATGTAGGCAGGCCGGTAGTAGTAGTCGCCGTTGAAACCCACCGCCGGCAGATCGCTGATGCGGTACTCGGCCCCAGACGACCACACGACCTTTTCTGGCGCGTGATCAGAGACCTCCAGGACCATCAGATCCGCGAGCTTCAGCGGGAACCGCTCAGCATCGCTGAGGCTGGTGTCCAGTTGGAACTGGAGCGCAAATGCCGACCGGCCGTACGACGTCTCCCGCTCCAGCAGGTCCATCTCGCTGAAACGACCTGGGTCTGTTGGTTGATTTGTAAGTTCTGGGCACCCCTCTGCGACAACGGGGGCCAGGTGGTCGCCGTATTTGACGGGTTTCTCGGGGTACCGAGCCGGCCAAATGCGCACCTCGTATCCACGTTGGGCCAGCTTGTTGTAGATCGACTCCTCAGTTTGTGGCGTACCAAGGAACATGATCTCGCCGCCGGGCTTCAGGATGGCGTTGAACTCACCGACAGCAGCCAGAAGCTTCTCCCGGATGCCGACAGACCACGACGTCGTCGGTGTCTCCACGTCATCAGACAGGATCAAGTCGGCCCTGGACCCGGTCAACTGGCCAAAGATGCCGACCGCTTTGACGGATGGGCTCTGGTCCGGAATGGCGGGCCTGACGTCAAACCGATTCACGGCGGATCGTTGCTCGTCTCGGTCCGGCTCCAGCGCCTGGAGCATCGGCATCTCGCGGATCAAACGGATGCAGAACATGGTGAAGTCATCGGCCCGGGTCTTGGAGGCCGACACCACCATGATTTTTCTTTGGGGGTCCAAACGCAACAACCACAGCACGTAGGCCGCGGCCATCCAGGACTTACCCACGCCCCGAAACGCCTCAACAATGCGGCGCTTGGAGCCGTGTTGCATGTAGTGAGCAATGTCGAGCTGGATCGGCGTTGGATCCGGAAGGCTCAAGTGGCGCCAGACCAAAACCAAGAAAAACCGAAAGTCCGTGGACAACGGTTCCGGAAGGTCAACCCAAGTCATCAAGGCGCGGGCGGCTGCGGCCAGGTGATGTCAAACGGGTTGGGCGCATCGGCCAGGTCGCGCAGGGCCTGGCGGTAGGCGGCCCAGGCTTCACGATCAGCGCCGAGGTCGTAGTCAGCAATCTGCGTCCAGTCACAGGACTGCAGCAGCTCGATGCGCCGTTCGCGGATCTTGGCGTGCTGCGTTTGCAGCTCATCGAAGCCGTAGGGGCGCACGATGTACTCAAGCGCCTCGGCGTCCCAGTCGATCGTCTCCAGCTTCGGGTTGCACTCGGGGCGCTCGTAAGGGCCGCTGTAACCGGCACGCTCCAGCTCGTCAGGCGTGAAGGTGCTGGCGTCCGTGCGGGTGCTGCCGTCCGCAAAGCGGATGCGGTGGGGGAGATGCGCGGGGGTGGCGGTGTAGTGCGAGTATAAGGTCATGGATAAGTCTGACCTGGCGCAAGCGCATAAAATTCAGTTAATGCCAGCCATGTACTAGGGTTTGCAATCCTTATGTAGCGAGCGGTAAAGCTAACGGTAAATGTATATATGCCGTTGGCGCCAAACGCTCCCGTATTAAATGCCGTTGTCCATGTGCTAGCATCTGACGAGTATTGAACGTCGCAATTTTCGGTGTAAGTATATGACCACCCGCCCGGAATAGAGCTAGTGCCAGTGCCGACTATGACGGATCCTACAACGTACAGTTGGCCTAAATCCATTCGAACCCATCCGGGGGCGTCAGCGTTTGTAGCAGTGGCAGTATTTGCAGTGCTGCTGTCTGTCATATTTGCATTTGTCGCAGCAGAGGCGCCGCCATAGACAGACGATTGAGTGTAAGTAATAGATGCCACATTGAAGTTTGTGATGCCTAGAGGCCAGATTGCAGCCCGCTGTGCAACGCTTTGCTCGTTCTGGAACCACAGCCCCGATGCTGCGCCAGTTGTCGGCACACGCCTGACACCCATCAAGCCGCCGTTAAAGCCCAACATCAGCTGATGTCCTCGTAGGAGATGACCAGCTCCAGGTCGCCAGCGGCGCTGGCCTGTGCGCGGAGGCTGTGGCCTTCTTCCAGGTAGATGTACGCCTCGCGGGTCACCAGCACCTGGGTGGCATCAGCTGGCACGGCGATGGTCTTGCCAATGGCGAAGCCCGTGGTGCCGTTGTAATGCTCTAGGCTGATGTCAGCCGCTGCGGCGCCGTCCACGTTGGCGCAGTACACCGAATTGATTTTCAGCACCTTGCCGCTGCTGGCGCCGTTGCTCAGCGCTGCAGCCATCGAGGTAGTCACCGCATACCCGACGGTCTTGCCGGTCACCGTGGTGACTGACGATCCACTTTTGATGTTCGGTGCTGCCATGGATCAGCGCCAGTCGATGTACAGGTCTTCGCTCCAGTATAGGAACGCGGCAAAGCCATCGCCATCGCCATCGTCCCCTGGCTCACCGCCGCCTTCTTCGGCAAAGCCTCCAAAAATCGGCACCAGCACGGTGGGCCGGATGGTGAGCATAAGAGCTTGCATGGGAGTCCTCAGCCAGCAGTGGACAGGGCCGCCTTGAACACAACGCTCGGAGAGCCCCCTGAGAGGCTCACCAAGCGGCCTCTGACGTACGGCACAGGTACTTGCACCAACGAGTAGCCCAGGACCCCGTTAGCGGTCACTGTGACGTCACCCGTGGAGTGAAGGTTGAACCAGTCAGTCGCATCCAGGGATCCCTCCAGCCGGATCACGACGTTGGTGCCGATCGACGACACGGCCACTTGGAAGACGATGTTGTCCTGAGGGCCCAAGGCTTGGAAGCCCGTGGTCCCCGCCGACGTCAGGGTGCCCAGGGTGGTGACGATGGGACTGGACATGAGAGCACCTAGGCAGCAACGGAATCAATGACCACAAAATTCAGGGTCACAGCTTCGCTCAACGACCCGGCGCTGGTGTTGACCACGCGGAAAATGGCCGTGCCGGCACCGACGTCGACGCAGTGGGCCTGGTACGAACCAGCGGTGCCACCCGTGCCTTGGCAGGTCACGACGACGTCGGTGCCGCTGATGGCGCTGTTGGTCATCGTGAACTGGACGGCAGCGCTGGCGGCCAGGGCAGCGTTGTGCATGGTGACGACGCCAGCCTTGGCGTTGATGGTGACGCCCTGGGTCTTGGAGGTTCCCTGGGTCACCGAAGCGCCGTAGCCAGCGCCAATGCCAATGGCCGGGGCATTGGCGATGGCGTTGTTGGTGGGTGTCGAGATGTAAAACCCAGATGGGATGTCGTCGGGATCAGGCATGGGAGGTTCTAGGCGACCTTGCGCCGGGGCATCTGCACAATCTTATCCATGTCCGGCAAGGAGGCCACCAGGTCCCCAAAGCTGGTGCCGGCCACCGGTTGAGCTGAGATGCCGTTGTCCTTGAGGAACTGACGAAGGATGTTGAGCTCAGCGGTGCTGATGGACCCATCGTCGAGCCTGGACCGCAAGTGGAGCGCCAGGTCGGTGTGGAGGTTCGACAGGACCCTTGAGGCCTCGGATTCGTTAGGGCGACCCATGGGGGCACAGGGGGGCTAATGGGCCAATGGTAGGACCCAGGACCAGTAGTACATATGTGTGCGTGAGTGAAGAAAGAAAGGCTGCAGAAAAAAGTGGAAAGGGCTGGCTGTCCTAAGAGCTGGGGGGGCCTTACCCCCCCCTCTATATATAGTATATAGATACTATATAGCTACTATGGTTAACCATAGTGTATAGCTTCCCGAAGGGAAGCGGTTAGGAGGTAAGGTAATACCAAGTACATGGTTAACCTAGGAGAATATGGTTAACCAGGATCTTCTTTCATTGGTACTGATGATGAAAATACATGGTAAACCATAGAGAACTATAGACACCTATGTTCACCTTTATTAAATTATGGCGGACGTCGTTTCTTGGGGGTGGGATTAGGGGTGGACAAAGACGAGTAAGGGAAAATTTTGGTCCAAAAATGCGAGGGACTTTTGTTGGGTAGATTTTTGACCCAAAAATGTGAAGGGCTTACGCTATAGGCGTCAGCGGGGCTCCCCCCCCTCCGGGGTCGCTCCCGCTTGTCCAAAATAGACCTGGGGGCTGTCCAGAAGCGGGCAGAGCCCAGTGGTGCCAAGGGGTCTGGGCCATTGCGTACCTGTCAGATAGGCAGGTGCGCAGGTTGGACAGGGGGTCTGGACAAGGGTGGCCAGGGGGTCCGGTGAGAATGGTTCTCATTCTTGACCCTGGTCCCTAAATCACAAGCCGCCCCCCAAACTTCACCCAACTTGACCCGGCTCGCTATAGTTCAAGAGCAACCGGGCCAAAGGTCCAGAGTTGCAATACAACCAACCGCAGTAAATCCATGACAACGTCCTTCCTGGCCTTGTGCCTCGCAGCTCTGCTGCTGCCCGTCCTGGTGCTCCTCTGGGCCGCCGAGTCCACCGAGCAACGGGCGCGACGCCTGAGCCGCTCTGGCTGGAGCCAGCGCCGCATTGCCGAGCATCTGGGTGTCACCCGGTACCGGGTACGCCTGGCCTTGGCCTGAGACCTGAGACCCATCCCATCCGCAGACCTGAAGCCATGACAACAGCAACAACAACACCAGCCAAGCGCCTGCTCGAAACCCTCTCGGTCGAGCCTGGCCACGCAGCGGCCGAGCTGGCCGACGGCAAAACCGCGATGCTGAGTTGGGCCGGCCGTGATGGCCGGTACACCCACAGCGACACGGAAGCCATTCTCCAAGGCCACGGCGAGACTTTCGGCGCCTGGGTTAACCACTGCTGCGCCCATGCCCTGCCAGATCTCTACGACGCAGCCGCCCTGCTCACTTGGTTGGGGTATTGAGCCGCCCCGACCACACCGGGCCCACACCGGGCTCCTATTTCATCAACAACAACACCGCAGAAAATCACCGTGACCTATTCAATTGTTCGGAACTACTTCAACAAACCCGGCCGGGGGCGGGTCATTGCTCGGGGGCTGACCCTCGAAGAGGCGCAAGCCCATTGCAACAACCCCGAAACGAGCAGCAGCACAGCCACGAGCGCCACCGCCAAAGCGAGAACGCGACGGATGGGCCCGTGGTTTGACAGCTTCACCGACAGGCGCTGACCCATGCGACACCCGCTCGTAACGGTCCTGGCTCTGGCCTCGGTCACGTCCACCCTGTGGTTCTTGACCTTGGCCCAACTGCCGCGGCCCACCTATACGTCGATCCCCGATCACTCAACCCGCACCCAATTTCCCGGACCATGAACAACACCACCCTTTATCCCTGCGACTACACGCACCAGCTCCACACCATCCCAACGGATGAGAAGCACTGCATCACCGTTCGCCAGATCATCGACGCCATCGATGCCTGGGTGGAGTTCAACCTCAAGACAGAACACGGCTTGGCCATCAACGGCAATGAGATCTATTGGCTCGACTATGCAGACGGCCAGGACCATCGAGTGATAGCGCACACCGGGCCACTGCTTCGGCTAGGGGTTCGCCCTGGTCAGAACGAAGGCTGGATTCTGCTGGCCTATGTGGACGGCAGGAGCACGCCAATCCTCAGCGCCAAGCTGTGGACCCTAGACGCTGCCCAGCAGCTGATGGCGGCCCTTTCACGGGCCAGCGCCGACTGCGTGGTCTGACGACAGCACGGAGGGGAGCAGTGCTCCCTTCTCTGCTGCCCTCACAGCAGCAACACCCACCCACCCACACCCGAGGCACCCTCATGCCCACTGCTTACGAATTGATGGAGGCCTACCGCTCCTGGTGGCGAGCCAGGTACACCACCACGCCCAACAGCCAAGCCGTGATCCTCGCCGCAGCCTGGGCCCAGCACGTGCTCAGCGCTTACCGGGCCGGCGAGGATGCAGCATTACCAACAGCCGACCCAATCAAATGAAACCCGAACCCGTTGTGTTGGCCCAGCTCCGGTCCGACCTACTCGATGCGATGTGGCTTGTGTACCCACAGGCCCTGTCGTTGGATCAGCTGGAGACAGCGGTCCGCGTGGCTTACCTGACCCGGGAGACAGCGTGGCTGCAAAGCGCCATCAAGGCACAGCTGTCGATGTTGAATCAGTCAGCATTGATCAGGCCCAGCACCAAGGGGTACCTGTTGACCGCGCTCGGTCGCCGGGACCGCCAACAAGCAGCTCGATTCCTTGGATCCACCAACAACCAACCCACACCACCAGAGGCCGCATGACAACAGACATCAACATCCTTTTAAAAGAACGAGGCCGGACACACGGGGACTATGTGGTCCACGCTCGGGTCACCCAAGACCTGAAGCGTGTCATTACCCACCACGTCGCTGAGCTGGACCGCAGGCTCGACCCCGACATGCAAGAGAGTCTGGACATGATCGCTCACAAGATCGGGCGCATCATTGCCGGGAACCCAGGGAAACCTGACCACTGGCGTGACATCGCTTGCTATGCAGGGTTGGTGGCTAACAGGCTGAAGGGTGCCGATGACTGAACCAACAACCAACAACCAGCCCCCCGTCGTCGTCTACTCGATGGAGGCGCTTCCGCTCCGGATGCTGGATGCGTTCTGGTCCTTGGCCAACAACTCGATGACCATCACCAGCCCTGACCGCATGCGGGAAGTGTTGCGCTTGTTGGCCAAGGAGGTAGAGACATGGGCCCCGCCGTACTCGGAGCACAAGATGTGCCACCTGGCAGTGATTGAGGTGGCTCAACGCTTGAAAGCGGAGGCCGACCAATGAGCAGCAAGGGGTGGGGCAGCCAGGCTTCCGTCGAAAACTTCCTTTTGCATTGGCGCGATGACAGCGGAGCCATCATTGGTGAAGGATTAAGTCGAACATCGAACCCAAATGCCAAGCTCTATGAAATAGTTGTCACGTTCAGCGGCATGCGTCCAATGCGCGAGCGGATCCGTGCCACCTCAAAGGCCGAGGCTGCGAAGTTTGCGGCCAACAGGTATCCAACTCACACCAAGATCACTATTATCACCAACAACAATGGCAAACGATCTGCTTCCTGAAAACGTTTACTCGGTTGACTACATGCCAACCAAGTCACAGGCCAACAACAAGGGCAACGTCCTTTGGTACGCCAAAGGCTATGGCTGGTACCTAGGTTACTTTCAGCTCCCGTATATCGGTGGCACTTCTCACTGGACGTACGCACCCGATGACCTGAACCTCGAACCGGACACCGTCGACACCGTGCGCAATGCGTTCGAGGCCTGGATTAAAACATTCCCGGAGGGTGCGTTTGACACTGCATCAACGGCGTTGTTGAAGTTGGGCTACGTGGGTGGCTGGAAGCGTGGCAACGCTTGAGGACCAGCTTGCCCTTGAGCGTGAGATGTTGCAGATCGGCGCTGATGCGTTCGTTTCCCGAATGAACAAGCGCCGTGAGCAAGGCATGGAGTCTCTCTCCACCCATGGCGACGTACTCGCTGCCATGGGTGTGGACCGGATCATCAGGGACTTGCGCAAGCACCGCCACGCGATGCGTGATGGACGTGCTGGCCGTGGCTACGCCCACATGGGCCCGCTGCTGCAGCTGGCGCCCCACAAGATCGCAGCGGTGGCCATGCGTGTGGTGATTGATCAGCTGACTCAAGCCCCCAAGTTTCAGGCCCTGGCCTACGCCTTGGCTGAACGGCTGTGGCTTGAGACCATGCTGGCCCGGGCATCCGAGTACGAACTGAAGTCCCACCAACGGGTGCGTCGTCGGTTCGCGCACAAGCGGGCTGATGCCATGCGCATGAAGAACTCGGAGATCTGGACCCCTCAAGAGAAGCTCAGTGTCGGTGTGTTCCTTGTCCACCTGGTCGAATCGCACACCGGTTTGATCGAGGTGTACCAGGAGCGCGGGGCCATGCGCACGGTGAAACGTGTGCGGGCCACCGATGCAGCGCTTGAGTGGGTTCGCAACGCCGAGGAGCAGCAACGTCTGCTGTGTCCCTTTGCGTTGCCCACCATCGTTCCGCCCCGGGATTGGTCAGACCCATTGACCGGGGGTTACTGGACCGAAGGGTTGCCTGGCAACACGTTGTTCAAGGACAACGGGGACCTGATCGCAGCTCAGTCTTCTGAGTTCGACGCGTTCCTGGTGGCCGCCAACATCCAGCAGGGTGTGGCTTGGCGGGTCAACGGTTGGATGTTGGACCAGGTCAGCCATGCGTGGGACAAGAGCCTGCCCATTGGTGGCCTGCTGCCCCGTGCTGGGCATGTGATCCCGCCGTACCCCAAGCACCTGGCCGACGACGACGAGGGCGTCACAGCCTGGCGACACACGGCCCGGATGCTCCATGACCGCAACGATCGAGAGGCCGGCAAGAGGTTCACGGCAGCCAAACAGCTGTGGGTGGCACGTCGTCTGCGCGATGAGCCAGCGCTGTACTTCCCGGTGCAGTGTGACTTCAGGGGCAGGTACTACTACCGGCCCCCGTACTTGCAGCCCCAGGCCAACGACATCGGTCGGTCGCTCCTGTCGTTTGCCAACGGCACACCGATCAACACCGAGGCCGAAGCTGATTGGCTCCGTATCCACGGGGCCAACACGTACGGCCACAACAAGTTGACCTGGGCCGGCCGTGTGGCCTGGGTGCATGAGCACCAGCTGGAGATCGAAGCTGCTGGCCGGGAGCCTTGGTGCAACCAAGATTTCTGGGCTGGGGCCAAGGACCCTTGGCAGTTCCTTGCGTTTTGCCGGGCGTACCAACAGTTCAGCCAGCACGGCTACGGCTGGGTGTGCCACCACCCTGTCGTCCTCGACTGCACGTGCTCTGGGATCCAGCATTACTCGGCGCTCCTGAGATCCGAGGAGATGGCAGCCCTCGTGAATCTCACGCCAAGCGAGGCTCCCCGGGACATCTATGCCGTCGTGCTCCAGCGGGTGCTCGACCTGGTGCGGGCCGATGCTGCGGCCGGCGACGAACACGCAACCCGGTGGCTGCAGTTGTCCCCTGATCGCACGTTGGCCAAGCCTGTGGTCATGACGATCCCGTACTCGGCCACCCGCCAGGCCGTGGTCAACTTCTGCCACGGGTGGGCCAACGACCGAGCCGGGGAAGTGTTGGGCCGGGACAACTGGTGCTTCAAACGCGGAGCCATGTCGACCCACCACTACATGGCCACGATCCTGTACCGGGAGACGTCGACCCTGATTGCACCAGCCAAGGCGGCAATGTCCTGGTTTCGCAAGGTGGGCAAGGCAGCAGGAAAGCTTGGCCTGGCCCTGCGCTGGACGTCACCATCAGGGGTGCCTGTGATCCAGGAGTATTGGGACTACAGCGGGGTCCGGGTTCGCCTGTACCACCTGTCGCCGGTGCCGATGGATCTGTTGACGAACCACCAGCCGACCCGGCTGAACCACAAACGGATGGGCAACGGGCTCAGCCCTAACGTGATCCATAGCCTTGATGCCAGCCACATGGCTGCCGTCACCATCGAGGCCCATGCCGCTGGGGTGCGCAACCTCGGCGGGATCCATGACTGTTTCGCAACGACGCCAGCAGAGATGGCCACACTTCGGACCACAATCCGCAGTACCTTTGCTGGCATGTACACCAGGGACTGGTTCACGCCCATCGCTGATGAGCTTGTGTCCCAGTTGCCACCGGATGTACAGGCCAAACTCCCGCCGCGGCCAAGCCTTGGCGGGTTCGACCCCCAACTCGTAAACAACGCTGATTACTTCGTCACATGAACAACTTCCAGTACGTCGACAAGCTGCGCCTGACCACACCGAAGGCCACGCTCAAGTACCCCAAGCTGATTGAACCTGAAACCAAGTTCAGTCCTGAGGGTCACTACAAAGTGACGGCCATCATCCCAGCGGAAGAGGCGGGGCCCATGGCCGACCAGCTCGACGCCTTGTTCGAGGCCCATAAAGCCAGTCTCAAGGCTCAGGCCCCGAGCCAGAAGTTCAAGGCCGTCGACCCGAGCTTTGGGTACGAGGAGATCGACGGCAAGCCTTGTTTCACGGTGAGCGTGAAGATGAAAGCCAAGGGCATGGACCGTGATGGCCGGGCATGGACCGCATCACCGGCCCTGTTCGATGCCACGGGTGCTCCGGTCAGGCACCGTGAATCCCTGCGTAGCATGTGGTCCGGCACCACCGGTCGTGTGTCGTTCGAGGCGTGTCCGTTTTTTCAGCCTGCGATTGGGGCCGGCATCACGCTGCGCCTGAAGGCCGTGCAAATCATCGACCTGGTGGAATCCGGTGGATCAGCCGACAGCTACGGATTTCAAGAGGAAGCCGGAGGATGGGCGTCCAGCGAGACGGAGGCAAGCGTCCCCTTCGACGCGACGGGAGCGGCAACAGACGAGGGGTTTGACTTCTAGTCGGTACCGCTCCAGGTTCGAGGCATCAGTTGCCGCCAGTCTCAAGGCCCGTGGCCTGCAGTTCGGGTACGAGGTGCAGGCCCTTAGTTACACGATCTCTGCGGTTTACACCCCGGACTTCGTGTTGCCGAACGGTGTCATCGTGGAGACCAAGGGGCTGTTCGACTCAGAGGACAGGCGCAAGATGGCGGCCGTCAAAGCACAGCATCCAGGCCTGGACATCAGGCTCTGCTTCATGAAGGCAGACGCCAAGCTGAGCCGGGCACCCCGGTCCCTCACGTACTGGCAGTGGGCAGAGAGGCACGGGTTCCTCTGGTGCGAAGGAAACATCCCAACCGCATGGGCCGATGCCGTCCAGGTTCCTAAAGCATGAGGCTTGCCCCGAGTGCAAGTCGAAGAACAACCTGGCCCGCTACGACGACGGTCACGCGACCTGCTTCGGATGCGGGTACCAGGAGCAACCAAAGAAAACAGAAAAGACAGAGCCCCGCATGGAGCCATTGCCACCACCAGTCACCCCGGTCCTTGAGTTTGTCGAGGCCCGGGCCTTGCCCAAGCGGGCCATAGCGGAGGAGACCTGCGCCTTGTTCGGCTACGGGTTTTCCACCCACAACGGACGCCCCGTCCAGGTGGCGCCGTACCGCAACCAAGCGGGCAAGGTGGTGGCCCAACACCTACGTGGTGCAGACAAGCGCTTCAGCTGGCTGGGTGACACATCCAATCTGCAGCTCTGGGGCCAGCACCTCTGGCGCCAGAACTTTGGCAAGGAGACAGGGCTCTTTGTCACCGTGACCGAAGGCGAGATCGACGCCATGTCGGTCAGTCAGGTGCAAGGCAACAAGTACCCGGTCGTGTCGCTGCCCAACGGGGCCCAGTCCGCGAAGAAGTACCTGGCTGCTAACGCCACCTGGCTGGGTCAGTTTGCGCGGATCGTCCTGTGCTTCGACTCGGATGAGCCGGGCGTCAAGGCTGCTGCTGAGTGCGTGGCTGTCTTGCCCCTGGGCAAGGTGGCCGTGTGTCAGTTGCCCCGCAAGGACGCCAACGAGATGCTGGTGGCAGGCGAGGGAGAGGTCCTTCGTGAGTTGCTCTGGAAGGCCACGCCAACCAGGCCCGACGGGATCGTCAATGCCAACGATCTCTGGGACGAACTGATCAAGCCCAGTGCTGACTCAGCTTGTCCCTACCCCTGGCCCCAGCTGGATGCCATGACCCGTGGCTTTCGCCGTGGCGAGATGGTGACCCTGTGCGCCGGCTCAGGCGTGGGCAAGTCGAGCGTGTGCCGGGAGTGGGCCCACCACTTCCTGCGGGCTGGCTTGCGGGTGGGCTACATCGCCTTGGAGGAGAGCACCAAGCGCACCATGCAAGGCATCGTCGGCATCGAGCTGAACAAGCCCATCCACCTTGATCCCAATGCGGCCGACGAGCATCAAATCCGAGATGGCTTTGACCGTGTCTTTGGCACTGGTCGTTGCTATCTCTATGACCACTTCGGATCCATGGATCCAGATCACCTCATCGGCAAGATCCGTTACCTGGCTGATGCAGAAAGCGTGGACGTCGTCGTCCTTGACCACCTCACCATCGTCATCTCGGGACTGACGGACCTGGATGAGAGGCGTGCCATCGACGTGACATGCACCAAACTGCGCCAGGTGGTGGAGCAGACGGGCATTGGCCTGGTGCTGGTGTCACACCTCAAGCGACCAGAAGGCCGCGGCCATGAGGAGGGGGCCCAGACCAGCCTGGGTCACCTGCGTGGCAGCCATGCCATTGCGCAGCTCTCCGACATGGTCATCGGCTGCGAGAGGAACCAGCAAGGCGACACCGCTGAACGCAACGAACTGCAACTGCGGGTGCTGAAGAACCGGTTCTCTGGTTCGACGGGTCCCTGCGACAAGTTGCTTTACGACCAAGACACCGGCCGCCTTGTCGTGCCCATGTCTCATTACTTCGGAACCTAATCCATGACACTGCTGATCGACGCTGACTGGTTGCTGTACGCGGCTTGCTCAGCCTGTGAATACGACATCCGTTGGGACGAATGGATTCACACCCTGCACCTTGAGCAGTCGGACGCCAAGAACTACATGACCCATCAGGTGGGCAAGTGGCAAGACGCCACCGGCCACAAGGACGTGGTCATGTGTCTGTCGTCGTACCCAACTTTCAGGCACCAGCTCTCCCCTGAGTACAAGGCCAACCGGGTCGGACGCCGCAAGCCCCTGGGCCTGCGGGACCTGAGGACCTGGCTTGAGTCCGAGTACGACGTCAGGTGCCACGTCAACCTGGAAGCCGACGACGTCATGGGGATCCTGATGACCAACGGGTCGTACAGAAATCCGATCATGGTCACCGCCGACAAAGACATGCGCACGATCCCGGGGCCCTTGCTGCGCATGGACCAGATGGAGATCAACGACCTAGCGGACGCCAACAGGAACTGGATGACTCAGGCCCTGGTCGGTGACACCAGTGACAATTACCCCGGCTTGAAAGGGTTTGGCCCGGTGAAAGCAGAGAAGCTATTGGCTGAGCACAAGACCTTGCCGGCCATGTGGTCGGCCGTCGTTGACGCATACCGCAAGGGCGGCGAAACCTTTGGTGCTGCCTTGCTCAATGCCCGCATGGCTCGCATCCTGCGCTACGGGGACTACGACTTCACCTCCGGTACCGTCGAGCTGTGGGACCCGGACCGTGACCCCGCCATGAAGACCGATGGATGACGCACTCTGGCCACCAATCGACGAGGCCCTGTTGAAACAGCTGGACGAGGTTTACCCCGAAGCCTGTCCTGATCCAGCTGCATCTGATCGAGAGATCTGGATGGCAGTGGGCTGCCGCCAGGTGGTACGCATGCTGCGGGCCGTTTATCTTGAACAGCAAAACGAGGATTGATCCATGTGCTTTGGTGGCGGGGGGCAAGCGCCTGACAACAGCGCTCAGATCCGGATGCAGGAGGAGCAGATGAAGCTCCAGCGGGAGCAAATGGCCATGCAGCAGGAACAGGCCGCTACCCAGCAGGCCCAGTACCGGGAGCAGTTGGCTATCAGCAAGGCTCCCCCGCCACCTGCTCCGAACGAAGGGGCCATGGCTGCAGCATCAGCGATTGAAACCATGGACCAAGCCACTGCGCAGTCCATGCGGGCCGGCACCGGTCGTCGCAAGCTTCGGACTGACTTGCCGCAGATGACGACACTCGCCATACCAGGAGTAGCTTGATGGAACTCAACCTGACCAGCAGCGTTGACCGCCAGCCCAAACCGTACGGGGAGGACGGTGGCACGGCTGCGGCCAGGTACGGCCAGCTGCAAATCAACCGGGACCCGTACCTGCAACGCGCCCGGGATTGCAGCAAGGTCACGATCCCAGGCCTCATCCCCGATGCAGGGCAAGGGGACCGTGGTCGGCTGAAGACCCCGTACCAAAGCCTTGGCGCAAGGGGTGTGAACTATCTCGCCAGCAAGCTGCTGATCACCTTGTTCCCACCGAACTCCAGTTTCTTCAAGCTTGAGATCGACGACCTCGCGCTACGGGTTGCGGAGCAAGGGCCAGAGATCAAGACGGAACTGGACACCGCCTTGGTCCAGGTCGAGCGAGCTGGCATGTCTGCGTTCGAGGTGGCCAACGGCCGGGCCTCGATGCACGAAGCCTTCAAGCACCTGCTGGTCGGGGGCAACGTGCTCCTGTACGTGGCGGAAGACGGCATCAAGGTGATTCACCTGAATCGCTTTGTCGTGTGTCGTGACCCGATGGGGTCCGTCACCGAGATCGTGGTCGAGGAGGAGGTGTACCCCGACGCTTTGCCCGTGGGGCTGTACGACGACCTGGATGAAGAGGACGCATACGAGTCCGGTACCACGTCGAAGACCATCAAGCTCTACACCCACGTCGAGTACGAGGAAGGCAAGGTTCATTGGTACCAGGAAGCCAAGGGCAAAGAGATCCCTGGGTCCCATGGCATGTGCGACGGCGACGTGAATCCCTGGATCCCCCTTCGGTTCAACCGGGTGGACAGTGAGGAGTACGGCCGCTCCTACATCGAGGAGTATTACGGGGACCTGTTGGCCCTGGAGAGCCTGTATCAAGCCATCATCGAGGGGGCAGCCGCTGCCGCCAAGGTTCTGTTCCTTGTCAATCCCAACGGCACCACCAGGCCCCGCACCCTGGCCAACGCTGAGAACGGAGCCATCGTCCAAGGCAACGCTGCTGACGTCACCGTCATCCAGACTCAGAAGGCCCAAGACCTGAACATCGCCAACAGCACCATTGAACGGATCGAGGCCCGACTGCAGTTTGCGTTTCTCCTGAACACCGCGATCCAACGACGAGGGGAAAGAGTGACAGCGGAAGAGATCCGCTACATGAGCCAGGAGCTAGAGGCCGGCATCGGTGGCCTGTACTCAATCCTGACTCAAGAGTTGCAGCTGCCCCTGGTGCGTCGGTTGCTGCATGTGCTGCGGAAACAGCGCAAGCTTGCGGCTTTCCCGAAGGGCCAGGGCGGTGTGCCACTGGTCAACCCCAGACCAGTGACAGGCCTGGAAGCCATCGGTCGTGGTGATGACCGGAACAAGTTGATCCAGTTCATCACCACTGCCACCCAGACCCTGGGCCCCGAGGTGATTGCCAAGTTCGTGAACGTCGATGAAGCCCTGCGGCGTCTTGCTGCCAGCGAATCCATTGACACCACCAACCTGGTCAAGTCCAGGGACCAGCTGCAGCAAGAGGCAGCTGCCGCGCAAGCCGAACAACAACAAGCGGCTCAGCGTGAAATGCTGATGACTGGCCTCAAGTCATCGGCCATGGCGCAAGTCGCCAACAACTACACCCAAGAAGGAGCACCCTATGGCCCGCAGTTCGCAGACGGCACAGACCCAACCCAGCCAGGAGCCCAGCCCAACGCCCTCCCCAGCCCCCCAAGAGCGCCCGGTATCCCTAGTGGGCCCACCGGCCCAGGTGCCGGAGCGCCTCCCGTATGAAGACATCGTCATCAACTATGTAGAGGCAAGGCCTGTAGTCCAGCCAGGTCCAGAGCCTGTCGCCACGTTCGGTGACGACGGATCCATCACCATCAACTAATCATCAAGCCAATGCCTGAAGCTATCACGATCACCCAGAACGAGAGCCCGGCCCTGTCGCCTGAGAACGAGGAGATGCTTGCCGCCTTGGCAAGTGACGGAGACGAGAAGCCAGCTGAACTCTTGGCCGGCAAGTACAAGTCCGTCGAAGACCTAGAGAAGGCGTACAAGGAGCTGCAGACCAAGCTCAGCCGTGGTCAGTCAACCGCTCCAGAAGCTGAAGACGACGACGCTGCTGAAGACGACGACGAGACCGATAGCAGCGACGACGAAACCGACAAGCCCGCTGGCGATGCCCGTGAAATCTACGGGGACCTGATCGGCGGGAAGCTCAACGAAGCCGGCATCGACTTCCAGGAGATGAATGTCCGCTGGCAACAGTCGGGCACCTTGGAGTCCGAGGACTACGACCAGCTGGCCGAGGCCGGCTTCAACCGGGACATGGTCGATGCGTACCTGTCTGGGCTGCAGTACAAGGCAGCGCAAGACACGGCACTGTCGGTCAAGGAGGTGGCGTCCATCAAGGAATCCCTTGGCGGTGAGGCCGAGTACAGCAAGATGATCCAGTGGGCCGGTGACAACCTGTCACCCGAGGAGGTCGAGGGCTTTAACCAGATCATCAACACCCAGCCCATGGCTGCAGTGAAGATGGCGGTTACTGGTCTTTATGCCCGGTACACAGCAGTGGAGGGTCGTGAGCCCAAGCTCATTGGTGGCCGTGCCTCCAAGGGCAGCAGCGACAAATTTGAGAGCACAGCTCAACTGGTCGAAGCCATGTCGGATCCCAGGTACAGCAAGGACCCTGCTTATCAGAGAAAGGTGCAGGAGAAACTTGGACGGTCCAGCATCTTCTGATCGTCAGGTTGTCCGGGCCCTCCATTCCAATGGGGGGCTTTTTCATGGCTTGCATTTATCCGTACACTGATTACACCTAGACCCACTCACAAATCCTCGACGGCCCACTGCGGTGGACACCCGGTCGTGAATGGGAGCCCGGCGTCGGGGTAACCCCCAACCCTTTCCTAGGAGCCCAGCAATGGCAGCCCCCGATTTTACCGCTTCACGTCTTGGCCTTGTTAACGCTGCAGGTGGTGGCACCTGGGCCGGTGACAACGCCCTGTTCCTTCAGGTCTGGGCCGGTGAGGTTCTCACCGCGTTCCGTAAGGCCACCATCTTTGAGCCTCTGCACACTGTCCGCACCATCTCCAGCGGCAAGTCAGCTTCATTCCCGATCGTGGGTCTGAATTCCGCTGCGTACCACACCCCCGGCACCATGCTGACGGGCACCGCAGTGAAGAACGCTGAGGCTGTCATCAAGATCGACGACAAGCTCGTGTCCAACGTGTTTGTTGCCGACATCGACGAGGCCAAGAACCACTGGGACGTGCGCTCTCCGTACTCTGCGGAGATGGGCAACGCCCTGGCGTACACCTTTGACCGCAACATTGCGGCAACGATCGCCAAGGCTGCACGTACCGCCACCAACTTCAACACCGACCTGCCCGGCGGCACCCGCATCAAGATCATCGCCACCAGCAAGGCTGCCATCACTGGTGCCCAGCTGGCCACCGCTCTCTTCTCCGCTGCCCAGCGGATGGATGAGAACAACTTGCCCGAGATGGATCGCTACTGCGTCCTGGCTCCGGCCGAGTACTACAAGCTCGTCCAGACCACCGACGTGATCAACCGCGACTGGGGCGGCGCTGGTGCGTACTCCGACGGCACCGTGCTGAAGGTTGCTGGCATCACCATCCTGAAGTCGAACCACCTCCCTACCACCAACCGCTCTGCGGCCACCGGGGAGCAGAACGACTACGCCGCCAACTTCACGGATTCCGTCGCCCTTGCTTTCAACAAGCAAGCCGTCGGCACCGTGAAGCTGATGGATCTCAAGATGGAGCAGACCGGCGCTGACGTGCATGCCCTGTGGCAAGGCACCTTCATGGTTGCCTCGATGGCCCTGGGCACCGGGATCCTGCGTCCCGATTGCGCGATCGAGATCTACACCGCCACCAGCTGACGGTCCAATATGGGGGGACTCCGGTCCCCCCTTTTTTTCTGGAGGTTTCCCATGGCCCTTGCTCGCACCACGTTCTTGGAAGCCGTGAACCGGGTGCTGCAGATGCTTGGTGAAGCACCGGTCAATGGCCTTGATGGGCAGTTCGGCCTGGCCCAGCAAGCGCAAGACATGCTGAACGACACCAGCCGCAAGGTTCAGTCAGAGGGCTGGTCGTTCAACACCGACTACGAGCGCCTGCTGATGCGGGACGCCGTGACGTCTGAGATCAGTGTTGGCGCCAATGTCAGCCGGGTCAAGGTTGACCCCTACTCCTACCCAGACGTCGACGTCATCCAGCGCGGGGCCAGGCTGTACGACCGGCGGGCCGGCAGCTACGAGTTTGACGAAGACCTGCGTGCTGACGTCACCTACATCCTGGAGTGGGACGAGGTGCCTGAGTACGCCCACCAATACTTCACGATCAAGGCTGGCCGTCAGTTGCAGGAAGCGATTCTGGGCTCAGCTGATCTGTCAAAGATCAACGCTGCTGCCGAAGCCGAAGCCCGTAGCCAGTTCATGGAGGAGGAGGCGACCCGGGGCGAGCACAACTGGCTGCGTGGCAATCCCAACCACACTGATGTTTTCATGACGTACAAGCCCGCCTGGGCCCTGCGCCGCTAAGTCATGCCTCTGATCAGTAGCTCTATACCCAACCTGATCAACGGGGTCAGTCAGCAACCAGCGGCCTTGCGACTGGCGTCCCAATGCGAGCAAATGGTCAACTGCATGCCCAGCCCCGTGGAAGGGCTGAAGAAGCGACCACCAGCTCAACACGTGGCCAAGCTGTTCTCGGGATCAGCTGGCTCCAGCCGCCCATTCACGACCATCGTCGACAGGGATGGCGCCATCCGGTACCTGGTTTTGATCCTGGACAACGACATCAAAGTCTTTGGCCTGGATGGTTCTGTCAAGACGGTGGCCAAGCCTGACGGCACGTCGTATCTCAACATCACTGGCGAACCCAGTGCCGTGTTCCGAGTGGCCTCGGTGGCCGACTACACGTTCATCGTGAACCGGGAAAAGACGGTGGCCATGGCAGCCACGACGTCGCCCACCTGGGGCACCAAGAGCATGGTGTTTATCCGGTCCGCTGAGTACGCCACCACGTACAGCATCACCGTCAATTCCACCACGGTCTCGTACACGACGCTGCCAGCAGGTGGCAAACGCATCGCGTCTTCGTACACCAGGAGCGGCAGCACCGTAACGGTGACGGCTACGGCCCACGGCCTGGTCACTGGAGACCAGGTGGACATGACCATCGTTACCGGCAACGGAACGTCAGGCACGTTTACGGTCACGGTCACTGGCGTCGACACATTCACCTACACGGACACCAGCTCTGGCACCACGTCGGGCACCGCCACCATGGTGCATGAGCCGAACTACAGCCCAAGCACAGTTGAGATCGCTGCGGCCCTGAGGACCGCCTTGGCCACAGCACTGGGCGGCACGTTCACCGTTACCAACGGCACCGGCCAGTACGTCGTGCGGATCGCCAAGAACGACGGGACCGATTACACGTTGAGCTCCACCGACACCAAGACCGGCCTGGCCACTGTCGCCATCAAGGGAACCATCGACAGCATCAGCGACCTGCCCGTCACCGCTGAGCACGGGTTCATCGTTGAGATCACGGGGGCCGCGGCCACTGGCGCCGACGACTACTACGTGAAGTTTGTGGCCAACGCGGGCTCTGGCTTTGGCCATGGCATTTGGCAAGAGACCGTGGCCCCTGCCATCCAGTACCTGTTCGATGCGACAACCATGCCGCACGTGTTGGTGCGAGAAACCGACGGCACCTTCACGTTTCGGAAGTTCACGTGGTCCGGCCGGGTGGCTGGTGACGCCATCACCGCACCGAACCCGAGCTTTGTTGGGTCCACGATCCAGAACGTCAACCTGTTCCGCAACCGACTGGCGTTGTTGGCTGATGAGAACGTCATCCTGTCGGCAGCTGATGCGTACGACAGGTTCTGGCCCGAGTCCGTGCAGACCGTGGTCGACTCCGACCCCATTGATCTCAGTGCCGGCAGCAGAAAAATCAACCTGCTGACGTCGAGCCTGGCCTTTGCTGACGTGCTGCTGGTCTTCAGTCGCAACGGGCAATTCCGGTTGAGTGGTGGCAATGCAATCGCTGCGTCGTTGACACCTAAGACCGCGACCATCACCCAGATCACAGCGTTTGAGATGAGCCAAGCGGTGGACCCGGTGATCGTGGGTCGCACCATGTACTTCCCTGTGCCCAGAGGCGAGTACGGGGGGCTGAGGGAGTTCTTCTTGCCGGACGCATCAGGCCCGGTGCCCACGTCGGAGGAAGTGACGGCAGCGGTGCCACGGTTCTTGCCATCAGACCTGTCGAACTTGATTGCGACAGCAGCGGAGGAGGCGATCTATGCCGTGTCCAAGAGCCAGCCCAGGCGCATCTACCTCTACAAGTTCCTGTTCCAGGGGGACAACAAGCTGCAAAGCGCCTGGGGTTACTGGGAGTTCAACGCCGGCAAGAGCGTCATTGGCATAGACCTAATCGAAAGCGATCTATATGCCGTGGTCCAGTATTCCGATGCCGTGTACTTGGAGCGCATTGTCACTCACCCGGACGCTGTGGACGCCGGCACGACGGTGGAGATGCTGTTGGACCGCAAGACCACGGAGGCCAGCTGCTCCGTGGCGTTGACGACGCCGAGTGGTCTCGATGTCCAGAGCACCATTACCCTGCCGTACCCCATCAACACCAGCACCAGCAACATGGCCGTGGTTGGCCGGTTCTTTGCTGGCAACACCCTGCAGCACGGCCAGGTCGTTCAGGTCCTGTCGTCCACTGCAGCTGGTGGAGCCGGTGGCAACGGCACCCTCACGGTCCGTGGGGACTTGACTGGCGCTGAGTTCTTCGTGGGTGAGCTGTACGACATGCTGTACGAGTTCAGCACCCAGTACCTGAAGGAGCAGCCCCCCGGTGGTGGCATGGCTGTGATTGCAGGACCCAAGCTGCAGCTCCGCACCTGGACCATGCTGTTCGACAAGTCGTCGTCGTTCAGCATCAAGGTCACCCCCCGCGGCCGGGACACCCAGACCTACCCGTACACCGGCTTTGAGATTGGGGACCAGGAGGTCAGCCTGGGCGAGCTGGCTCTCCGCACTTCCAAGTTCCGGGTGCCGGTCATGGCTCAGAACATCGAGGCCAAGATCGAGATCACCAGCTCCTCACCGCTGCCCTGTCGCCTTCAGTCCGCAGAATGGGAAGGTTGGTACCACACTCGAGCTGCGCGTCTGTGACATCTGCGTACACCAGGCCCACCAGGGTTGCCGATATTCCGTATGTGGCCGAGTTCATGCGGGACGAGGACGTGGCCGAGGTGCGGGCGTTCTCTGGTCACGCTCCCCAGGAGTCCCTGCTGCACAGCTTTTTTGCCGGGGACCCCTGCATGACCATGATCGGGCGGGACGGCAGGCCCATGGGCATGTGGGGCGTCGTTCCGCAACGAGACGACCTGGGCACCATCTGGATGCTATGCACCGATGACCTGGTGCGCGATCGCCTGAACTCCATGCGGTTCCTACGGGAAGCCAGGGACCACTTGGATCGGGTGCAGCGCCGGTACAAGGTCCTTTTCAATTTCGCAGATGCCCGTAACGTGGTGCATATCAAGTGGTTGCGGTGGATGGGGTTTACCTTCATCTCGTCGCACCCCAGATTCGGAACAGAAGGTCGGCTGTTCCATGAGTTCGTGAGGATCTAGAGCTATGTGCGGACCAATCCCAATCATCATGGGCGTCGTCAGCGCCGGCCTTGGCATTGGCCAGGCGGTGGCTGGCGCCCAGGCCGCGCAGCAGCAGGTTAATTTCGCCAATGCCCAAGCCCAGCAAAACTTTGCGTTTCAGCAGATGCAGGCCGGTTCCACTCGGAACTTTGAGCAGATGCGGGCCAATCAGCAGGAAGAGCTGATGCGGATCAATCGCTTGATGGCCGACAACGCTTACGCCAACGACATCGCAGCCCTCAACTCCCGGCTGATGCAGGAGCAGGCAGCTGCGAGTCAGGAGACGCAGAAGGGCGCCATCGCGGGGACCAAGGCCCGAGGCGAGATCATTGCCTCCGGCCGCTTGGGTAACACTGTCGACAACCTAGTGGCTGACTTTTACCGGCAACAAGCCCAGTTCGACTACGCCACCAGCCAGAACCTGGCGTTCACTGGCACCCAAGTCCAGCTCCAGAAACAAGGGGTTGCGGCTGAACGTGGATCCCGGATCGCCAGCCAGCAGCCGTACATCCAGCAGCCGGTGTTGGATCCACTGGAACCCTTGTACCAGAAGGCGCCAAGCATGGCGCCGTTCTTGTTGCAGGGGGCCAGTGCTGCCATCGGTGGCGTCCAGACTGGCATAAGCACGGCTTCGTCCATGAAAGGGGCTGGCCTCAAAACAAATTACTGGGGCTTCAAGAGGGAATAACCCATGGCACGTCTATCAACCGGTCAGTCCTACGGCGAAGCCAGCCGTGCGTCGGCGGCTCAACTCCTGGGCGGCATACCCACGGACGCATCTGGTGGCGCCTTGGCCCAGGGCTCAATCAATGCCCCGTCCCTGCAACCACGGGCGACACCCGTCGATACGTTCCAGCGGGTTGGGGCACCAACGCTGGGTGGACCTCCCAAGCTCTTTGCGCCACCGGATCTGCCGAATCCCGGTCAGGATCTGGCGAACCTGTCCAAGGCCCTGGGTGGGTTCAGCTCCACCCTGCAGAACTTTGGTGAGACATGGCTCGCCAACAAGAAAGAAGAGGACAAGAGGCAAGAGGCAGCCACTGGGGCCCTTGTTGGCCAAGCCAGCAGGTTTGGTCCAGCCCGTGGCATTGCCGACCTGGCTGCCAACCTGGAGAAAGCTGCGGCCCTGGGGAACCCAGATGCAGCCCGCATGCTGCAGGTTGTCCGAGAGAAACAGAACTCCTCGGTTGGCAAATACTGGCTGGAGCGCTCCGTTGAACAGAACGCAATCCAGAACGCGGCCCTGAGCTTGCCGGACCTCATCGCCAACACCTCCGTCATCAAGAAAGCGGATGGCACGAACGTCGACATCAAGACGTTGTCGCCCGAGGACCCCACGTATTTGGAGTACGAATCTGACCTGCTGTTTGCTGGTGGGCAGATGTCGCCCCAGGGCTACGCCAAGAACCAAGGCGTCATCATCCAAGCGCAGCTTCAGGCCCGCCAAGTCCAGCGGAAAAGGTACAACACGAACCAAGCCATAAGGCTTACCGAGCAGATCACTTACAACCAGCAGGCCGGCGCTCAGGAGTACGTCGCCAACATTGTCAACGGCATGTCGCCGGACGAGGCTAGGGAGATCGCGACTCGCAAGATCCAGTCCGACATAGAGGCGATCAATTACCTGCCCTTGACCGAGGAGCAGAAGGCGGATCTGAGGGACAAATATCCGGAGCGGTTTATGACACAAGCCCTTGCAGCCGTAAAGCAACGAGGCGCTTATATCTCTGTAAACATTTTGTTGAGACCCCTGGGCGGGGTGATGACTGGCCCTATCGACCAGCGAGTCAAGGCGGACGGGACCCCAAACGAATCCCTGCGCCTTGTCAACACGTTGGGCGGCCCGGCCCTTTATGACCAACTGGCGGCCAAGGCCAACGCCAGCCTGATCCAAGACAACACCCAGCAGTCCCAAATGGCTGGCATCCAGGAGCAGCAGGCCTACGACACCCGACTGGCCGCAGCCTTGCCGGAGGGGCGTCGTTCTGATCCGGCTGCCATCAAGGCCTTCTTCCAGGCCGAGCGGAATCGGGCGGCTGTTGAACCTGACGGCATCAAGCGGGCAGCCATGTTCTCGCAGCTTGATGCGTCCGAGCGTCAGTTCACTGAGACTTTTGTCAAGCCGGTCCAGGAGCAACGGGCCTTGTGGTACACCCAGCAGCTGGCCAATACAGTTGGCGACGAGGCTGCCCGCAACAGGTTGACAGCTCAACTGCAGGCGGACCTAGATGCTGGCCGGATCACCAGCGCAACGGCCATCAGCATCCAGACCACGCTGTCGGCCCAGGGCTCCAAGGAGGTGCGGACCTACGACAAGGACATCAACAAGCGCATCGACGACAAGACCAAGGACTGGGAGCTGTACATCGGCAGCCCTAACTCCTACGGCGATTCCACCGTCACGTCGTTTGAGTCCCAGGCCCTGTACAAGTTCCGAGACGACGCACGTCGCAGGTCTCACGAAGTCGTGTACCAAGCCATTAAGGATGGAAAGGATCCGGTGCAGGCACTGAATCAGCTGTGGGCCAACAGCAACTTTGGTCTCCGCAAGCGTGAGGACGTCGGTGGCACCCAGGCCCCCACCTACGACAACACCACCGAGTTGATTCGGAAGAACACCGGCAACTGGAGCCGCGGCACTATTGCCCCCCGGGAAGCCAACCAACTGCGGTCCAGTGCCAAGGTCCGTCCGTTGATGAAGCTTGAGTCCTGGGACCGCGACGTCACGGCCTTGCTCAACGGCAATGCCAGCCAGAACTTCAGGACCTTGATGAAGGTGTTGACGACAGGCACTGGTGGTCAGAAGCCGTCTGAGGTGATTTTGAATCAATTCAAATTGCTTGGCATTGATGTGCCGGAAAACGAGCGTCAGAAGATCCAGGCCCTGGACGGCCAGGACATTTCAAGGGCAACACCTGCACGTCGGGCGAGTCCCCAGCAAAACAACGCCTTAGCTGGCATCCAAATTGTTGCTGGTGCCCTGGGCAACTTGCTGGTGCCACCGGCTGCAGCTGCACCAACCGTCGCGGCCACAATGCGGCCAGTGGTTGCTGCCAGGACCCAGTCGACCGTCACTCCACAGGCCAGGGTCGACGGTTACATGAAGCGCTTGGCCTACATCGAAACCAGAATCCGCAACATCCCCAACGCCAAAGGGTCAGCCGGCCGTGGCTATTTCCAAGCGTTCCCGCCCTTTGCCAAGGAAGCCATCGCGGCATCAGGTGGCATTGATCCACGGGACCCGGATTACAACAGGTCCGCAAAAGCGTCAGCTGCTTGGATTCGCACTTACAACAAGAAGGCTTACGCGGCGATCCAGGCCGGTCGTTACGACGAAGCAGACCGGCTCCTGCGCAACACGTGGCCGTCGTTGCCAGGCGGAAGCCAGGCCCAGAAGCCAGAGGTGCAAAAGGCTGCCCGCAAATATCTTCGTTGAAGGCTTGGTTCTTTGACGGCAACAGTCCAAACTGATCCCATCGCCAACTGATCCATGCCTATCCAAACGATCCGCGACCCCAAGACCGGGGAAGAGCGCCGGGTCTATGTGTCAACGGGCGGCATGGGTGCCGGGGCTCCACCTAAACCCAAGCCCCAGCCATCGGCCGGCGGTGGATTCATGGGGACGTTGAACGACTTCAACCCCATGAAGCAGATCACTGCTCTCGGGACTGGTGTCTCCACGTTCATGCAGACCGGGGACCTGAACAAAAGCATTGCAGCTGCGTCGAGGGAAGCTGCGCCGACGACGGCCCTGGGTCAATCAGTCAGCCGGACCCTGGCGGCAGGCGGTCAGCGGGCTGTGGATGCAGCTCGGCTTGAGATCGACCGAGCACGTCTGGCCCGGGAGCAGATGGCAGCAGGCACGTCGCCTATGGACGTCAAGATCCCATCCAGGGGCCCCGGCGCCCCCAGTGCCACGCGAGTGCGGCTGCCCGAGTGGGCCAACTACGACGACATGCGCGTTGAACCCAAGAACCCGGTCGAGGACGTCGCTGCCAGCATCGTTGGGTTTGTCCCGTATTTCGCCGTTGCCCGTGGAGCCGGGGCCCCAGCACAGGCCTTGGTGCGTGGGTTGCCTGGCGTGTCCAGGGTGGCCACTGGCTTTGAAGCCGCGACTGCTGGCCTGAAAGCTGCTGGTGGCGCCAAGCGTGTTGCCGGCATCTTTGCGGAAGAAGCCGTCTCTGGTGCCATCCCTAGCGCCATTGCCACCTACTACGCCACCAAGCCCACTGACAAGACGTTGAGCGACAGCTTGGCCGAGACGGTCAAGGGCTCAGTGTTTGAGGGTGTTGTGGCCAGGGGCCTGTTGGCCGACCCGAATGACACGGTTGAGCAGGCCCGCATCAAGCAATCCATCAACGACCTGATCTGGTCGGTGCCCTTGGGCGGTGGCTTGGGCACGGGCTTCCGTGGCATTGGCGCCATGGCAGGTGCCACCAAGCGAGCACTTGCCGACGTCATCCAGGGCACGATCAAGGTTGGCCAGGCTGATCAAGCCGTAAAGGATGCAACTACGGCACCGGTTGCGGCTGCCGTCGACCCGAGTGTCCCAAGTGCGGGAACTCCAGCCCCTGCTGCTGCACCAGCGCCGCGTGTCGTGTCCGGCAAGCCAGCGTTCTCGTCTGTGGCGTACTACCAGGGCCTGCGTCGTCAGCCGTTGTGGGAAAAGACCGGCGTCGAGATCCAAGGACGTCTGGAGCCCCAGGCCCCGCAGTCGCTTCCGGTTGACTCGTACACCGCCAAGCTGAACTACAGCGACGTCAGGCCTGACGCTGGCCCGCTGAACGCCAGTGGCAAGAGGTATGCACAGGCCTTGGCTGGCCAGGATCAGATTGCGATTGAGGCGACGTCGCAGAAACTCCGGGCCTCGTTCAACAACGCGGTTGCCAAGCTTGGCATCGAGCTTGGCCCCAATGCCAGCAGCCAGTCGTGGTCCATGTGGGACATCGGCAAGCAGCTGTACATGGATGCCAACCCAGCGAAGAGCAACAAGCCGTATGTGCTTGGCAACCCGCTGACCAACATCCAGGTCCAAGCCGACATCGTCGACCGGATGCTTGGATTTGAGATCACCAAAGGGGTCGACGTCGAAGGCAAGCGCCTGAAGTCCTGGCAGCTGACGTCGATCGGCCGCAAGGCCCGGGAAGACGCAGGCGTCGAGCTTGGCCTAATGCCGGACCCCGGCTCCCAGCGCACCATCCCGGCCCCCAGTGCACCACCGACGCCAGAAGCTGCAGCAGCGGCCCTGCAACAGGCTCAAGCCGAGCTGGTTGTAGCGACACAACGACTGCAGTCCGAGGCCGCCAAGGAGGTGGTGACTGCGCCTGAGGTTGCAGCGGTGCCCCAGGGCCAGCTGCCAGGCATGAACCAGCCGGCCTACGAGCAGGTTGCCACTATCCCGACTGGTGACGCTGCTGTTGCACCAAAGGTTTTCCAGTACAAAGCAGAGGGCCAGACGGCCACCGGCCGCAGTGGATCGCTTGCTGAGGAGAACGTCTACGACCCCCGGTACGCAGGCGTCATCAGCGTTTGGCGGGACAAGCTGGGCGAGCTTGGGCCTGTCAATCAGATCTACGTCGCAAACGGCCACAACCGGCATGAGCTTGCTGTACGCAGTGGGTTCCCGATGATCAATGTGCAGTTCATCGAGGCCGCGACAGCCGCAGAAGCCCGCGTCGTTGCAGCACTGCAGAACATCAAGGATGACAGGGGCACCGCTGTTGATGCCGGCAAGCTTCTCCGGGACACCGGCATGTCCATCGAGGACCTGCGCCTTCAGAACGTCAACCTGAACGGGAAGCTGGCCAGCGAAGGTGTGGCCCTCAGTCGCTTGCCTCAGTGGTTGTTTGACAAAGCCGCTACCGGCAGCCTGCCCACCCCCAAGGCCGTGGCTTTGGGCTCTGCCGAAGGGGTTGACGACGCAATCATCAGCGACGTCGCCAAGCAAGCAATCGCTGGCAAGTGGTCGGCCGAGAAGATTGTCCAGGCCATGCAGGAGGCCAAGTTCGCCAGCACCAGCACCGGAGGCGGTGACGCAGGTCCTGTGTTGCCTGGGTTTGAGGAGATGCTCAAGACCAGCAACGTTGTGGCCTTGATCGACATCAGGACCGCTGCGTTCAACAAGCTTTCGGGGGAAATGCGGGCCCTGACCGCTGCATCCCAGGCCAAGAACACCAGTTACCTGGAGGCCGCCGGTAACACCATCAACGTCGAAGGCAGCCAAGCCGCTCGCAAGATGGCGGCTGAAGCTGTGGCTGTATTCAACAGGGTCACCGCGTACGAAGGTCCGGTCCGCAACATCTTGAACGAGCTGGCGGCCCAGCTGCCAGAAGGGGCAGGTCGCTCCAAGGCCGCGGCGAACCTGGTGCAGTTCAATCTCCAGCGGTTGAGGGACGCAATCTCTGAGGAGATGAATGGGCCGCGGTTGCTTCAGGACGAAGCTGTGGCCAAGCAGATCCAGGAGCCACCGGCCCCAACTGCCGCAGCTGAACCTGCCGCCACAACCTTTGCTGACCCCCTAGAGGCTGAGAACCTGGCTGATGCCCGTGGGTTCCTAGGGCTCCCTGCGACCGCCACCGTGGCCCAGGTTGCACGGGTGGCCAAGCAGGAGGGCTACGACGGCATTGTGTTTACCGGGGACTTCGGTCTGCCCGGTGGCAAGAGGGAGATTGACCTGCGGTCTTTGCCGGAGGTCAAGGCTCCTGAAAACGCTGGAAACCCGGTGCCGATCCAGGCCAAGCCGGTCGACGTGGCGCCTGTCGTTGACAACGAGACCATCTCCACCGCTCTGGAGCGCCAAGCGTTGGCCGAGGAGGCTGGCGACACCGAGCTGGCTGGTGAACTGGGCACCTGGCTCGGTCGTCGGGGCGTCAACGTCCAGGGCGAGGCGATCACCCCGGAAGTGCTGCCAGCTCCTGGCGTTCGGCTAGACCCCAATGCAAATCCAGCTCAAACGGCGCGACGGCTTGGCGGGCACAACCGAGGCCGAGGGCGCTGGGGCATTACCGAGCAGCAATGGTTAGACACCTTCAAGCGCTTGGGTGGCGTCCCTGATTGGTTTGATTTGGCTGGTGGAAGCGCCAACTGGGACAAGCTCATGCAGGGATACGAGCTGCCCCAGATTGAAGCCAAGATCAAGGCCCTAGTCCGGGATGACAGTGCCATCCAGACCGCCGCTGCTGCGATCGAGCCACCCGTCGCTGCAGTCGAGATCCCTGCAGGGGCCAGCCGCAAGATCACGGCCAGGACCAGCGAGGGCCGGATTCAATCCGCTGCCGAAAGCTTGGTGTCATGGACGGCAACGCCGCCCTTGGCGCCCATGAGCGTTGACCAGGCCCTGAACCTGGTGCGGGCCAAGGGGGAAATTCTTGATCCGGATGCGATCCCTAGCCTGGACATGGCCAAGGCCCGCGAAGACATTTCCATGGGCAGGGCAACGCCAGAAGTGGCGGCTGCTTACAAGCAGTTCTATGAGTTCTCCGCAGAGCTGCCCAATCTTGAGGGCTGGCGCAGCGTTGAGACCGGCGTCGGTGGCACCGTTGGCGAGGGGTACACAGGACAAACCCGCATCGGCGGCGACCAAGAAAGCTACTTGGCCCTGATTGCAGCTGAGATCTGTGGCCCGATTGACTTGCGACTTGTTGATCGCATTGAAGCCGTTTACGGAGTTAATCAAGCCAAGGCTTACGGAGACATAAGTCTTGTTGGGCGCAAGTCTCAACCCCTTGGCCAATTGAGCTATCCCAAGTACAGGGGAGAAATGGCTGACGACATCATGTGGATTGCAATGACGTCGTACGGAAGGTCGTTGGGCTGGGCCAAGATGATCGCAACGACGTACCACGAAGCGTTTCACAGGCTTCAGCGTTGGTTTTTGACCGACGGCGAGTACAAGGTGATGGCTCGTGCCGAGAAACAAATCAGGGAATTGGCGGCCAAGTCCAACCCATCTCTTGGCGACGAGTATCTCGACGGAACAATTAGCTTAAAAGAATCGCAGGCAGAGGCGTTCTCTGGCTACATGCGGGGCCTGGGTCCAGCCCCTGCCGAAGGATTCGCAAAAATCAAAAAGTTTGTTGACCGGGCCATCAGCTATTTGCAGACCGGTGAGTTCAAGACCTGGGACGACGTGTTTGAAAAAGCCAAACTGGGTGAAATCAAGAGCCGTGGTCCGCTGACAAATGAGCAGATCCTTGCTCGTCGTCGAGCCCGCAACATGGCAGCACTAAAAGCGGGCATGTCCTCCAGGGAAATTGCTGAGCTTGGCGACATGGAAGTCCAGTTCGCCGCCGATCCCCCGGACCCCGCTGAGTTCGCCCGGCGCATTGACCAGAACCTGCAGGCCCTGGAGTCCGGGGACCTGACCCCTGAGGAAATTGCCCAGATGGGCGCCAGTGACGTGCGTCGGATCACCAGCCGCTCGGGCAACACCCAGTACGTGCCAAACGCGCCAGACACCCTAATTGCCAGCAACAGGGCCCTAGGCGAGATGCTGACCAGCAGGGCCCAGCAGACCGGCATCGAGAGCTACAGCCAACCAGCGGTCGTCAAGGCCGCCATGGACCAGCTGGACGCCGATGGGTGGGCCGTTGAGTCAACAGTGACCCGGCTTGAGGCCGCCCGCCGCGGTGACCCCAAGTCTCAACAGGACCTGGTGGCTCTCGCTGCCAACCTGATCCACCGGGACCACATCGCCGCCCAGAACGGCATGACCGCGATTGAGTGGCAGTCTGCTGTGGACGAGGCTGATCGCGCTGCGTCGATGCAACGGTTGTGGTCTGGCCTTGAGGACCAGCACCGCCTCGACACCGCTTTGATGACGGCCACCCGCAAGGACGGCCAGCGGTTGAGCGTGATGCAGATCAAGTACGACTTCGACCCGACGCACAGGCAGGTGCCAGCCGGGACCCCCCTGTACCACGGCACGACGGAAGCCAATGCCCAGTCGATCATCGACAACGGGTTCCAAGCTTCTGGCCCCAACAGCAATTTGCTGGGCAGCGGTGTGTATTTCGCCAATGACCCGCGTTACGCAGGGGCCTACGGCGAGGCCGCTGCAGCTGGCGACTTGCCCAGCGACGTGCGGATCCTTGACTTAGTGGCGATGGACAAGCGCATTGCCGACCTGGTGCAGGAACTGAACCTCGGCCCCCTTGAGCGGTTTGAGGAGAACCTGTACATGACTGGAGCCCAGAAGGCCGCAGTCCGCGATTGGGCCGTGGGCCAGGGCTACTCCGGCATCCGGTTCAACCCGGACTTTGAGCTGGGCGAAGGTGCCCCAGAGACCGTCATCTTCGACACCAACGTCGCCAACCGCATCGTCGGGTCCAAGGCGGCCGTGGAACCCGAGATGCCAGCAACAGCTGAGTCGATGGGCACCGACATCGAGGGCGAGATCGCCAACCCCCTGAACACGATCCTGGGCAAGATCGACCCCGACATCAGGTCCGACATCGAGCAAGGGGTCATGAGCCCCGAAGCCACCGAGATGACCGAGGTCGCCGCCCAGGTCGCTATCTCCAGCCGCGGCAATCCTGGGATGCGAGCCAAGCTCAACAGCATCGTGAGCAAGGTCGACGTCGGCCGGCTGAATCAAGAGATGTTCCTGCAGGCGTACCGGGCTGCGCTGCTTTGGTCCCCGAAGACCTGGACCAAGATGCTCGTCGGCTCTGCGTACCGGGCCGTCACAATGCCCATCAACCAGGCCATCGCTGAGACCGGAACAGCTGGCATCGCCGCCCTCAAAGGCGACAACAAGGCCGCGTACCGGGCCATGCGCCAGGCCGGCTTGAACATGGGCATGTACGGCAAGTACGTGTCCAACTGGTCCAACGCTTTCCGCTTGGTCGGGGAATCGTTTCGCACTGGCGAGAGCTTCGGCAACCTGGGTGCCTCGTCGATGGACTTGGCCCAACGGAACCTGGGACAAGGCGACGGTCAGACGTCGCTCTTTAGCGAAACCCGTGACCCGGCCAACACATTGGAGAACCCGTGGTGGATTGATCCTGAGAACATGAACATCCCGGCCCAGTTTGCCCACAAGGCCTGGAAGCTCCTGAGCGTCTCTGGTCGGGTCTCGGGTTCGCTGGACACGTTCTTCTCGTCACTCATCGGCCCCAGCGCCGAATGGAGCCGGATCATGGGCCTGGAGCTTGAAAAAGCCGAAGGTCGTGGACTGACTGGTGACGCGGCTTGGGCTGAGGCCAGCAAGATCACCGACGAGCGCATTGAGAACCAGTGGGTCAACGTGCTCCTGAACGACAAAACTATTGAGAACGGTGCGTTCACCGGGATCCATGCCAAGGCGGCGATGGACTGGATCAACTTCACCGATGACCTAGACGTCCAGTTTCAACCCCGGAGCTACGAGTACGGCATTGCCAAGGCCAAGGAAGAGGGCATCACTGACACCGCTGAGATCAACAGGCGGGCCCTGGCCTGGATGCAGGAGGAGCCACCCATCTGGGCGCAGCGGGGCATGGGCGTCGGTCAAGCCGTTGGCTGGATGCCCAAGGCGTTCAAAGACGCAATCAACCACACGCCAGCGCTGGGCATCTTGAATCCGTTCCCCACCAGCCCGGCCAACATCACTAAGGCCGCCATGCGGGCCACGGGTGTTGGCGCTCCGTTCGTCGACTCCTTTTACCGGGATGTCTTCAGCGAAGACCGCAACACCAGGGCTCGGGCCATTGGCGAAATTGCCACCGCGTACATGACGCTCGTCGGTGGGGTCATGTTGGCCACCAGCGGCTTCGTTGAACTCAGTGGACCCGGATCGTACAACCCGCAAACCAGGGCCAAGATGCAGCGCCTTGGCTCCCAGCCGTACTCCATCCGGTTCAAGAACCCGGCCACTGGTGACACGACACGGTGGTGGGACCTGCAAGCCCTGGACACGGTCAGCAACGTGTTCTCGTTGATTGGCCTGCAGATGAGCCTGAACAACAGCTTGCCAAAGGAGGACCGGGAGATCCTGGCGTCCAACTTCGTCTTGTCTGTTGCCGAGACCGCCCGCCAGGTCGGCTTTGCCCAATTCACCAAGGACATGTACAAGTCCATGGGCGAGATTTTCAATTTGGTCTCCGAACTGCAAGACAAGAGCTTTGTGCCGACCGAGGGCCAGGTCGATCCGTTCTCTGGCTACGTCCAACGACGTCTCGCTGGGTTCATGCCGGCCATTTTCAACAACACACGCAAAGGCACGGATGGGTACCAGCGGGCCATCGAGAAATCCGAGCTGCCGCAGCCGTTTGCTTTTGCCCATGAGCTGGCGCAGCGGTTTGCAAGCAGGATCCCAGGCTTGTCGGATCAATTGCCACCGATCCTGCACCCCCTCACCGGTGAGCCAATCGCCATCGAGCAGGTCTGGGGCGTCAACTACTTGCCACAGGACCAGCCGTGGCTCAAAGGTGCCGTCAACGCCATGAGCCCCTTGGCCTTCACCCCCACCAAGGAGGGCTCCAAGGACCCGGTCGACATCGAGCTGGGTCGGTTGTCTGGTCGCGGCACCGCTTTTCAGATCTGGGGACCCAACGAGCTAGGCTTGCCAAACTTCCGCATGAACCAGACCCAGCTGAACAAGCTGGCCGTGATCACCAGCCAGTTCATCCCACCGGGTCGTGGATCAACGCTGCACCAGGGCTTGAGCGCCATGGTGGCCCCTGGTTCCAGCTATTGGCAGCTGCCGCCCCCGGAGGCCAGCAAAGCCACCCAGAGCGCCCGCGCCATCCGCATCAACAAGGAGATCAACTACTACAAGCCTTTCATCAAGGCTGAGTTCTTGGCATCGGAACCAAACCTTGCGAGGATGATCGAAGAAAACAAGGCCTCCCAAGCCCAGGCCACCTTTGATGCCGCCTACGGCATGCAGTCGTCCTGGTCCCTAACCCCCCGCTAACGACCGATGCCTTACTCCTACGCCACGTACACGGGCAACGGGTCGACCACCCAGTTCGCTGTTCCGTTCGGCTATATCCGCCGGGAACACGTCAAGGTCTACGTGGCGTTCGTGGACACCGCATACACGTACGTCAACAGCACCACCGTGCAGCTGGCGACAGCGCCCACGGCCGGCCAACGGGTTGAGGTGCGTCGTGTGACGCCCGTGACCAACGTCCTGGTGGACTTTGCCGACGGGTCGACCTTGGTCGCTGCTGACCTAGACACCGCCAACTTGCAGCACCTGTACTTGGAGCAGGAGCTGGATGACTACAGCAAGCAAACGATCTCCATTGATCCAGCGACCGGCCTGCTGACGGCCAGTGGCCAGCGGATCACCAACGTCGCCAATCCGGTCAACGATCAGGACGCAACCACCAAGAAGTACGTGGATGACCGCTATGGTGATCTGGAAGTTCCTGGTGTTACTCGGTGGCGGAAGACTGCTACTGCCGGTCAGACTACCTTTTTGGGTGGTGGAGACTACGGTGGGACTCTTGCTTATTCCGCCAGCAGGGAAACGGTCTATGTCAATGGCGCCCTTCAGCAGCGCAACGTAGACTACACAGCAGACAACGGAACCAGCATTGTCTTCACTCCTGCCCTTGTTCTTGGGGATGTGGTGGATG